TCTGACTATATATCCCCGATGCAGTCCGAACCGATGCTGGACAGTCCTTTTACGCTCAAACCTGATCCAAACTAATGACAAATAAACCCAAAGCGAAACCACCGCTACGAGGGGCAACTCAACCGCGAGTCCACAGCCCACTTCTTAAAGGCAAAACTAGAGCTGGTGAAGTAATTGAAATGGTTGAACGCTTAAAGATGGACAAGCTCATGCCTTATCAAGAATTTATCCTTAAACAAATGATGATGGTAGATAAAAAAGATCTATATCGGGTCAAACTAGCGATGCTGTTAATTTCAAGGCAGAATGGCAAAAGTCACCTTGGTAGAGTCCGTGTTATCTGGGGTATGTTTTATGGTGGCGAAAAAAAGCACATAATCATGTCCTCTAATAGAGCAACTGCCCTTATGACCTTTCGAGAAATTGCCTACACAATCGAATCAATTCCTGAGTTAAAAGCAATGACTAAAGCTGTTCGATACGCCAATGGCGGAGAAAGAATAGAATTGCTCAACGGCGCAACTCTTGATCTCGTTTCTGATACAAGAGACTCAGCTCGTGGTCGTACTGCTGACTTTTTATGGATTGATGAAGTGCGTGAAATATCTGAGGACGGATATAAGGCTGCTATTCCTACGACTAGAGCCAGAGCCAATGCCCAGACATTTTTAACCAGCAATGCTGGCGATGCTTTTTCAACCGTACTGAATTCGCTGGTCGAGCGCGCCAAGGATTACCCTCCAGAGACTTTTGGGTATTATGAATATTCTGCGCCACAATATTGCAAGATAGACATACGATCAGAATCCTTTTGGCGCGAAGCTGTGGCACCTAGCAATCCTGCCCTTGGATATACTGTTTCCAAAGAATCGATCGAGGAATCAATCGCAACATCGCCTATTGAGACAACTCGCACAGAAACTTTATGTCAATGGATCGATAGCCTTCAATCGCCATGGCCTCATGGTGTTTTAGAGGACACATCCGATAGCACGCTTGAAATGGCTCCCGGGGCTTATACTGTATTCGGTTTTGATACCAGTCCGTCAAAACGCAACGGATCATTAGTCGCAGGACAAATACTGCCAGATGGACGGATTGGTATCGGGATCCTAGAGACTTACAGCTCGCAGGTTGCCATCGATGAGCTAAAGATGGCGGCAAGTATAAAGGCATGGTGTGACATATATAAGCCACGCCTTGTGTGTTATGACAAGTACGCAACCCAGACAATCGCAGATCGCCTAGCCAATGCTGGAGTTATGGTCGAGGATGTTTCGGGTCAGCAATTCTATAAAGCATGCGGAGATCTATTAGAAGGCTTAGTCAATCATCGAGTTGTGCATAATGGACAAGCCGAGTTGATTCAACAGATGAATAACTGTGCAGCTAAAGTCAATGATTCGGCATGGCGTATTATCAAGCGAAAGTCTGCTGGAGACATCTCAGCACCTATTGGCCTAGCGATGGTCGTTAGCAAGTTGATGATCCCTCAACCTAAGCCTCAGATTTATACTTAGACACGCCCTAGTATGTTGTCTAATTACTTGACAAATGCTACACTTTATGACTATGGGTCTATTTCGCAAAACAGAAGCAACCACTCCTAATAAGACATCGCTTACAGCGCAATACGCCCCCTCTATCATGGGAGAGAATCTAAACTCTCTTTTCAATTATGTGCTACCTCGCGTTCAGCGCAATGAAGCAATGTCTGTGCCTTCTGTAGCTCGATGCCGCAATTTAATTTCAGGTGTTGTCGGTGGGTTACCACTCAACCTTTATCGCAAGTCCACAGGTGAAGAGCTAGGTAATCCAATCTGGGTTGATCAGCCAGCAATCAATCAACCTCGCTCTGTAACAATGGCATGGACTGTAGATTCATTACTTATGTACGGCGTTGCTTACTGGCAGGTTACAGAAGTTTATGCAGAGGATGGCCGTCCATCTCGCTTTAAGTGGATTCCTAATGTCAAAGTTACATTCGAGACTGATCTTTATGGCATGGAAATTACTCAATACTACATCGAAGCTGTTGCAGTACCAATGTCAGGCATTGGATCGCTTGTAACATTTCAAGCCTTTGATGAAGGTATCTTAGAACGCGGATCTGAAACAATTAGAGCTGCAATCGATCTTCGCAAGGCCGCAGTTATAGCAGCCAGCACACCAATGCCATCTGGAGTGCTACGCAATAACGGAGCAGATCTTGATCCTAAAGAAGTTGCAGGATTACTTGCAGCATGGAAGAACGCTCGTCAAAATCGTGCGACTGCTTACTTGACAAGCACTCTGGAATACCAGCCGACATCATTTTCACCTAAAGACATGATGTATGACGAAGCACAGCAATTCTTGGCAACTGAGATCGCTCGTCTTTGCAATGTACCCGCTTATTTGCTATCGGCAGAAGCCAATAACTCAATGACTTATGCCAATGTGCTTGACGAAAGAAAACAATTTTACTCTCTATCACTAGCTCCTTACGTATGTGCTATTGAGGATCGTCTGTCAATGGATGACATTACTGCTCGTGGTAACGCAGTTAAGTTCGATGTAGATTCTTCATTCCTAGCAACAGAACCAATGGAACGCTTGCTAGTAATTGAGAAGATGTTATCTCTGGGCTTAATCACAGTAGAGCAAGCAATGGAGATGGAAGATTTAACACCTAACGGCAGCGAAGGAATCGAATAATGGAAAACCAAGTAATCACCTTCACATCTGGACTTATTGCCAATGTTGAAGAACGCTTGATCTCAGGCAAAATCGTGCCAGCAGGTACAGGCGAAGTCGGCAACACTTCAGCAGGTAAGGTTGTATTCGAGAAGGGCGCAATCGCACTTCCAGAAGATCCTAAGACTGTCAAGTTGCTTAATCAGCATGACTCACGCCAGCCTCTTGGTAAGGCAACACAATTCACAGAGCAAGAAGATGGCATTTATGCATCGTTCAAGGTTTCACGATCTAATCGCGGATCAGAAGCTCTAATCCTTGCAGAAGAAGGCTTGCAGTCTGGTCTGTCTGTAGGAGTAGAAGTAATCAAGTCAAAGCAGAAAGGCAATGTGATGTTCGTATCCGCTGCAAAGCTGCTAGAAGTTTCATTGGTAACAGAGCCAGCATTTAAGTCTGCTCAGGTTATCGATGTCGCTGCTGAGGAAACTCCAGAAGCAGTAGAAGAAATCCAACCAACAGAAAGCGAGACAGCTGTGGAGAATACTCCAGAGACAGTTGCAGCACCAGTAGAGGCAGCAGCAGTTGAAGCTGCTCGTCCAACTGTTGTGACAGCAACTACATTCGTGCGCGAGCGCGTAGCACCAATCACATCAGCGCAGTACTTAGAAGCTAACATCAAGGCAGCAATGGGAGATGACGAAGCTCGCCGCGTAGTTCGCGCAGCAGATGATTCAACATCTACTAACACTGGTCTTACACTTGCACCACACCTAAACACTTTCCTTACTGATACCTTCACAGGTCGCCCAGCATTTGAGGCTGCAACAACAGCAGCACTTATGGCAGAAGGCATGAGCTTCACAGTTCCACGCCTTTACACAAATGCATCATCTGCTAACACTGCTCCAACAGTTGCAGACACTAACGAAGGTTCAGCACCATCTGAGACAGGTATGACATCTGCTTACGACACAGTAAGTGTAAATAAGTTCTCAGGGTTGCAACGCGTTTCATTTGAGCTCATCGACCGCAGCCAGCCACAGTTCATGGAATTGATGATGATCGAGTTGCGCAAGGCATACGAGAAGGCAACAGATGCAGCACTTCTAGCAGAGTTTTTTGGTTCAGGTACAACAGCAACAGGTGTTGCAGCAACAGCAGCAGGACTACAATCATTCGTGTCAGTAGAAGGCGCAGCAGCTTACAAGGGTACAGGCGGAGACTTTGCTAACAAGCTAGTTGCAAGCACAGACCAGTGGGCAGCTATCACAGGCTACGCAGACACAACAGGTCGCGCACTTTACTCAGCACAAGGTGCAACATACAACGCAGCAGGTAATGCAGTAGCAACATCTGTTCGTGGAAATGTTCTTGGCACAGACTTGATCGTGGATCACAACATCACAACTTCAGGTGTAGTCGATGATTCAGCATACTTGGTTGCCCCATCATCAGTGTATGTCTGGGAATCACCACAAACACAACTTCGCGTTAATGTATTAACATCTGGCGAGATCGAAATCAACCTTTACGGATACCTAGCAATCTATCTTGCTAAGTCAGGTAAGGGCGTTCGTAAGTTCAACCTAGCTTAATAGGTCACTAAGTCGCTCTAGGGGGTCAGTAGCCCTCTGACTCCCTAGAGTCTTTAGAAAGGATTGCACATGGCACTTACAACAGTTGCAGAGCTTCGCAGCACATTAGGCGTTGGCACTTTGTATCCAGACGCGACCCTTCAAGAAGTGTGTGACGCATCTGATGCAGTCCTACTTCCAATGCTATGGAAACCTCAGTGGTTCGCAGTAGCACATAGCAACATTGTAAGCGCAGGCACACTTTACTTTGACATTCCTGTTACAGACATCTTCTATGTTGGACAGACAGTAACAATTGCTAATTCAGGTACTAAATACAATGGATCTAAGACGATCACAGCAGTCGGAGAATACTCGTTCGACATAGCAACTACTCACACAGTTGCACAGCCTAAGCATCCTATTGAGCCTTTTGGCACAGTAACAGCAGAGACTTACACAGACTGGACAACTGATACAGCAGTCCAGAACGCAGCTTTGATGATCGCTGTTGAGATCTGGCAAGCAAGAACCGCGACACTCTCAGGTTCTAATGCAGTCGATTTCCAGCCCTCACCTTATCGAATGAGCGCACAGCTACTCGCTAAGGTAAGAGGTTTGATAGCACACGCACTAGATCCTCGCTCGATGGTGGGATAATGCCAGTTGCACTCACTACTCTTAGAACGACACTAGCCAACGCTTTAGTCGATAACACGAAGTACCAAGTCTTTGCGTTTCCACCTGCCACAGTTCTAGCAAACTCAGTAATTGTTTCTCCAGATGATCCTTACATAACTCCAAGCAATAATGCTCGCAATACAATTAGCCCTCTTGCCAACTTTCGCGTTCTGATTGTTGCGCCTTTATTCGATAACGAGGGCAACCTC